GCCACTTTCTCCTGCCGAGGAGGTGAATCAGCTGGTTCGGGCAGCGGCGGCGGCTTCTACTCGCACACCAGAAGAGCAAGCGGGTATCACGCCCACGGGTCCGATGGGAGCGCAGGCAGCGGCGGGAACTCCTGCTGAGAACTTTTATGCCGATGCTTATCGTCAGTTTCGTGGCACACCGGATCAGCCTTTTGAGGGCAACATTCCAGGTCAGACTTTTGCTAACATATCAGGCGGCCTTACTAACTTGTTTGGTGGTGACGCGCCTTCGGCGCAGGATACGGCGGCGTTTCAGTCTGGTCAGCTTTTGTCCTTGCCGGGTGCAACCATGGATCCTGAGACAGGCGCCATTAGTGGGGCACAGGCGGGTCCTGGTACATTGAACATGAACCGCTTTGGCATGGTTACCTATTCTGGGATGCCGGATCCTGACTATGAGGGGCCGTATGCAAACCTCGTGCGTGGCACAGCAGGACAGGATACGAGCGGCGGTAGCGATCAGTCTGTTATGCAGCAGCAGACGCAGGTTGATCCGTGTCCGCCCGGTTATCAGTTAGATCCTGCCACTCAGCAGTGTGTTCCGATTGATGTGGTGGATGATCAGGCATTTACTTTGGGTCGCAGGGAGTATGGTCCGTCAGAGTCGCCGTCCTTGATTGGTACGCCGGTAAGTCCTTTTCAATCACCCACGCTTCAGCCTACGGCGCCAAACATGGGTTTCATGAGGCAGGCGGTTAATCCGTTTGGTTTTGCGCGGGGCGGGATTGTTGAACTGCCGAAGAAATGAACTTAGAGACCGTACCAGAGGAAGTAGCACGAGAGATTCTGGCTTTACAGCAACAGCAAGTTAGGTTGCATGTTCGCTCTGAGGCCAAGGATCACTTTATGCCTTTCGTTCATCATGTATATGATGGGTTTATTGAGGGACGGCATCATCGGGTTATTGCGGAGAAGTTGGAGCGTGTGGCGCGGGGTGAGTTAAAGCGTCTCATTGTTAACATGCCGCCGCGACATAGTAAGTCTGAGTTTGCGTCATATTTGATGCCTGCTTGGTTCTTGGGTCGCAATCCGAAGCTGAAGATCATTCAGGCTACGCATAACACGGAACTGGCGGTCAGGTTTGGTCGTAAGGTTCGTGATTTGATTGCCACGCCTGATTATCGGACTGTGTTTCCTGACACCGAATTGAAGGCGGACGACAAGGCGGCTGGGCGCTGGGGTACGGCTGCCGGCGGCGAATACTTTGCGGCTGGCGTTGGTGCGGCAATGACGGGTCGTGGTGCGGACTTGTTGATCATTGACGACCCGCACTCGGAGCAGGACGCGCTGTCGAGTACGGCGTTTGATCATGCGTTTGAGTGGTACACTTCTGGTCCTAGGCAGCGTTTGCAGCCAGGTGGCGCGATCATCATCGTTATGACGCGCTGGGGTATGAAGGATCTGACGGGTCAGGTTTTGAAGATGCAAGGCTCGGATCAGCTTGCTGACGAGTGGGAGGTTGTGGAGTTTCCGGCGATTATGCCGTCAGACAAGCCGCTTTGGCCGGAGTTTTGGAACAAGGACGATTTGCTGAAGGTGAAGGCGTCCTTGCCGGTGGGCAAGTGGAACGCGCAGTGGCAGCAGAATCCGACAGCCGAAGAGGGGGCGATAGTTAAGAAAGAGTGGTGGAACATGTGGGAGAAGGAGGAGATCCCGCAGGTTAAGTACATCATTCAGTCTTATGATACGGCGTTCAGCAAGAAAGAGACGGCTGACTATTCAGCGATTACGACATGGGGTGTGTTTGAGAACGAGGAGACGGGTGCGGACAACATCATCTTGATGGATGCTCGTCGAGGTCGTTGGAACTTCCCAGAGCTGAAAGAGGTTGCTGGTGAGGAGTATGAATACTGGGAGCCTGACATGATTATCGTTGAGGCGAAGGCTACGGGCACGCCTTTGACGGATGAGTTACGTCGTGCCGGCATTCCAGGCATGAACTATACACCAGCCAAGGGTCGTGATAAGGTAACCCGTATGCACACGGTGGCTCCGTTGTTTGAGGCGGGGATGGTGTGGGCACCGGAAAAGAAGTTTTCGGATGAGGTTATAGAAGAGTGTTTGGCGTTTCCAAATGGCGAACACGATGACTTTGTCGATAGCATGACGATGGCGTTGATTCGTTTCCGGCAGGGTGGGTTCATTGAACTCGAGGGTGAGAACGACAACACCGACTGGTATCCGAGGAAGCGGGAGTATTACTGATGGGGTCTAATTATCACGGTTCCAAGTTTTTGACTCCGAAGGCCAAGTCTAAGCGACAGCGGCAGTTGGAGCGGTCAGGCTATGACGAGGACACTATAAAAGACATTCTGGATTACGAGTTTGATTTGGGTTTGGGTCGTTACCCTAAGACACCGTTGGCTGGTAAGACATACAAGTCAGGTGGCGTGGTAAAAGTTCAACGTCGCGGCACCTTTAAGGGGATATTTTAATGGCACTACCTCCACGCCCTATGGGCAGTTTGACAGACTCTGGCATTGAAGCGCCAGAGGGGATGGAGATTGAACTACCGCAGGTGGAGGATTTCGCTGGCGGTGCGGAGGTTATGGATGATGGCATGGGCGGTGCCATTGTACAGGCGCTCATGGGCGCTCAAGAGGGTGTAGAGGTAGAAGCCGAGGTATATGATCACGGTGCGAACTTGGCCGAGGTTATGGATGATGGAGCCTTGGGTGATATATCAAGTGAGCTGCGTGAGCAGTATGAGGATGACAAAGAGTCAAGAAGCGAGTGGGTAGAGGCATACACCAAGGGTTTGGATCTCTTGGGCATTCAGTATCAGGAGCGCACTCAGCCGTTTCAGGGTGCATCTGGCGTAACGCATCCTCTTATTTCTGAATCTGTAACGCAGTTCCAAGCGCAGGCATACAAGGAACTTTTGCCTGCTGGGGGTCCTGTACAAACACAGATTATTGGTTTGAAAGATCAAGAACGTGAATCTCAGGCGCAGCGCGTCAAGGAGTTCATGAACTATCAGATTACGGAGGTTATGGAGGAGTTTGATCCTGACACGGATCAGATGCTGTTCTATCTGCCGCTTTCTGGATCTACATTTAAAAAGATTTACTTTGATGATTTGAAGGGACGGGCGGTATCAAAGTTCGTTCCTGCTGAAGATCTGGTTGTTTCGTATTCTGCTAGCGATCTGGCGACAGCAAACCGTGTGACGCATGTGTTGCAGATGACAGAGAACTCTGTCCGCAAGATGCAGATTATGGGGATGTACCGTGACGTTGAGCTGACCTCTGGCACGGATGATGAAGATGCAAGTAGCGTAGACAGCAAGATTGACGAAATTGAGGGTGTCGAGCGCGGATATACGGACGATCTTCTGACGATCCTTGAGATGCATGTAGAAATGGATCTGGAAGGGTTTGAGGATATAGGTCCTGATGGGGAGCCTACGGGTATTAAGCTGCCGTACATTGTGACCTTGGATCACGGTTCTGGAGAGGTTCTTTCGATTCGTCGTAACTTTGCGGCGGATGATCCGCTGAAGCGCAAGCGCCAGTATTTCGTTCACTACAAATTCCTGCCGGGTCTTGGATTCTATGGCTTTGGCCTGATCCACATGATTGGCGGTTTGGGGCGTGCGGCTACCAGTATCCTGCGTCAGTTGATTGATGCAGGTACATTGGCGAATCTGCCATCTGGTTTCAAGGCGCGGGGCATTCGCATCCGCAACGATGACGAGCCGCTGAGTCCTGGTGAGTTTAGGGACATTGACGCGCCTGGTGGTGACATTCGCAACTCAATCATCCCGCTTCCGTTTAAGGAACCATCAGGTACGTTGGCTCAACTGCTTGGTTCACTGATAGAGGGTGGTCGCCGGTTTGTGTCCATTGCTGATCAGCAGGTCAGCAACATGAACCAAGAGATGCCTGTTGGCACGACTGTAGCCATGCTGGAACGCGGCATGAAAGTTATGTCGGCCATCCACAAGCGCCTACATTATGCTCAAAAGAACGAGTTCCGGCTTCTGTCGAAGATTTTTGCAGAGAACCTGCCTGCCGAGTATCCGTATGAAGTACCAGGCGTAGACCGCAACATCAAGGCGACGGACTTTGATGGACGGGTAGATATCATTCCTGTTTCGGATCCGAATATCTTCTCGATGGCACAGCGGGTGACGCTGGCGCAGACGGAACTACAGTTAGCGCAGTCCAATCCGCAAATGCACAACCTGTATGAGGCATACAAGCGTATGTATTCAGCATTGGAGGTGCAGAACATTGATGAGATTCTGCCTCCGCCGCAGGAGCCGCAACCAACCGATCCTAGCGTAGAGAACGCAAGAGGTTTGGGAGGACAGTTGCTTCAGGCGTTCCCAGAACAGGATCATGACGCACATATCATGGTGCACATGGCATTTGTACAGTTGCCTATTGTGCAGACATCTCCACAGGTTCTGGGTGTGTTTGTGGCGCATTTGATGGAGCATGTGGCATTGAAAGCGCGTGATCAGGTACAAAAAGAGGTTGAGGCTTTGCAGGCGGAGTCACAACAATCAATGTTGGCGGCTCAAGTCGGCGCAATAGATCCGATGCTTGCACAGCAACAGATGCAGGCTACTCAGTTTACGCCTGAACAAATTGAGGCACGAGTGGCACAGGTAGAAGCAGAACTGTCACAACAGGTTCTGGCTATGCTGTCACCGCAACAACAACAGCAAGATCCTCTTGTAGCAATTAGGCAACAGGAACTTGCTATTAAGGCTTCCGAGTCCGAGCGCAGAGCGCAGCAAGACGCGGCAGAACTTGACCTAGAACGCCAGAAGCTCCAGCAACGAGCTATGACTGACGCAGCGAGAATCGAACTCCAAGAGGAGATCGCAGAAGATAGGGCAGATGTGAACAGGGAACGCATCCAGACCCAGCGTGAGTTGGCGATGCGTAAAGGTTAATTGGATCCAGTAAGTGCAATGGCCACCGCTACGGCGGCATTTGGAGCCATCAAAAAAGGATTTGCGATAGGACGGGACATCGAGTCGATGGCATCCGACCTTTCGCGTTGGATGGGTGCACTGTCCGACCTTGATCAGGCCGAGAAAGAGGCTAAGAATCCTCCCATATTTAAAAAGCTGTTTGGTGGCAAATCTGTTGAGCAGGAAGCCATAGAGGCCTTTGCGGCCAAGCGTAAAGCACAAGCACAACGTGACGAACTCAAGCAGTGGATTGGTTTTACACTGGGCCAGTCAGCTTGGGAAGAATTGGTGCGTATGGAAGGCCAAATTCGGAAGAGGCGCCAAGACGCAATTTACGCACAGCGGGAAAAACGCCGTAAATTTGTAGAAATCATGGCTTGGATCATCATGATCGGTGCTGGCGTTGCGGTGCTTACAGCGTTTGTTTTGTTGCTCAAAGCGCATACGGCTCAAGCCGAGCAGATGACAACTTGCCGTAAGGTTAAGTGTGAGAAGCTAGAGAACAAGCAAATGGTCTGTGTTTTCAGGGGACAGAACAATACGATTGAATCTCAGTTTTTTGAGTACGGGGAATTTATTCCGAGTGAATACCAGTGCAAGTATGATCCAAACGCACGCAAAGACATAACTATACAGGAGACTATGAAGGAGATACGGGAGAGCCAGAAGTGACCAAACGCTTTCAGAAGGACACCGAGTATGCTGAGTATGATCTGGACGGCGATGGCGAAATTACGGACGCGGAACTCGCCCACGCCAAAGAAATACGTCAGGCCGAGCACGAGATGCGTAAACTACGGGCACAGCGCCGTATGGCGACGGCCTCGTTGGGAGCAATGGGTACTTTTACAGTCGCGATGTTCTTTGTGCCGATTGAGCGGGTGTCGGCGCTGGCGGATATAAGTAATTTGTTTTATATTAGTGGAGCAGGCATCGTAGGTGCATATATGGGCACTACGGCTTGGATGAGCCGAAAATGATCGATGCTTTTTTGCTCTTGGTTTACTTGGGTACGGGGGATGTGCGAAAGTTGGAGTCTGGAAACATGTACTTCTATTCAATTGTCGAGTGTAATCACTTTGCAAACCAAGTGTCCAAGAGATATGGGAACTACGGTTACGCGGACTACATGGATCCCAAGGATCGAGTCACTGCGTACTGCGTTCCTAGACAGGTGAACCCAGATCAGGTAAAGGTATACTGATGTTGCAAGCACTTATAGGTCCTGTATCTGGCCTTATTGGGTCATGGATGGACTCAAAAACGGAAGAGCAACGCGGCAAGTCTGCGGTTGCCAAAGCTAAAGCGGAAGCGGAAGCCAAGGTTATGGTTTCTGCCGCTACGTCAACGGCTGATTGGGAAAAGCTGATGGCGAAGGGCAGTCAGTCGTCTTGGAAGGACGAGTGGCTAACAATTTTGTTCTCGATCCCACTGATATTAGCGTTTGCTGGTGAGTGGGGTAGAACCATCGTTGCGGAGGGTTTCGCGGCTTTGGAGGTGATGCCTGACTGGTATCAGTATACACTGGGTGTGATTGTCGCTGCTAGTTTCGGAGTCAGATCGGCAACGAAGTTCTTTGGTAAGGGCAGATAATGTTTCCTTTGTTTGGTGGCATCGGTGGAATGGCTAGTCCATTTGGTTTCGCAATGAATCCAATGATGAGCCAGATCGGCATGATGGCACTGATGCGGGAACGAATGATGGCGAACCGTGAGCCTCAAGAACCGACAGACACGTTCAATGAGCAACCTGTGGCTCCTGCGGAGGAGCTTCTTGATGGTCAAACGCGCCTGCCAGACATGTTGGCACAACCGCAACAGCGCATGGCGGTTAGCGGAACATTGAATCTACGTCCTCAAAATGGCGGGATAGCAACACTAGAACCCGCGATTACAACTGACATAGGTCCTATCAATAGTCGTTTACCTATGGCATTCGCACAACAGACCCTTCGTTAGGAGACTATGATGCCCAAGAACAAGTACACTAAAAAACAGATGAAAATTGCTCGTGTAGCAGAGCCGCGTGACGAAATCACCGGCGCCGACTTTGAAGTTCTGCGTAAAGCCGGCGGCGGTATGGTCCGGTATCAAGAGGGTGGCAAAGTAGAGCCAAGGATCATTGAGCTTGAAGAATTGCTTGAAGCCGCAAGAGAGGCTGGTGATCAAGATAAGATCGCTGAGTTGGAGTCAGATCTGCTCAAAGAACGTGGGTTTAAGGCTGGCGGCAGGGTCAAAGGCTTTCGTAGAGGCATGAGTGTCAGCGTTGATGGCATGGGTCGTGGTTGTGGCTCTGCCGTTAAGGGCAAAAATTTTAGCGGGACGTACTAATGCCTACGATCATGATCAGCATATTACCGGACGGTGCTATACCGGTAGACAAGATGTCCGATGGAGACAACGGTAATAACTGCCCGTTGCCAACTCAGGATGCCGACTTAAACATGGAAAATCGTGAAATAGCAGTTGATGAGGCTAACTATCGTGAGCCAAATTCATCGGCAGCATTTCGTGCAGATCAGGTTTGTGGCAGTTGCGCCGCATATAACCAGACAGAAGAAATGCTTGAGTGTATCGGCGATGAATCGCGCAATACTGGGTATTGCCAGATCTGGAAGTTCGTTTGTGAAAGCGAAAACACTTGTGATAGCTGGGCAGAGGGTGGCCCGATCACAAGTGACAAACAAGCAGACTACAAAGATATTCTCTAATGGATGTTGCAGACTTCGCAAAATATGTTTATAGCTTGTTGTCGAAGCGTGAAGAACAGATCGCTGACATGTTGACATCTGGTGGTGTTCAGAACTTTGAGCAATACCAGCGGTTGGTGGGAGAAGTACAGGGACTTGTCTACGCCAAAGAAGAAATCAAATCCCTGCTGGAGAAAAACGTAGAAGATGGCGAAGACATTATACGTTCCTGATCATATTGCTAAAAAACGTGAGGGAGGAGAGTCTTCTCCTTTCGTGTCTAAAGAAGACCGGGTTTTAGACCCAAATCTCGTAGACAAATCTTTAAAAGAACGACTTCCGCAGCCCACTGGTTGGCGGATTCTTGTTATGCCGTATCAAGGCAAGGCCAAAACTGATGGCGGTGTTTTGATTCCAGATCAAGCTCGAGAGCGTGAGGCACTGGCAACAGTAGTCGCTTATGTTTTGAAGCTGGGTCCGTTGGCATATCAAGATCCCAACAAGTTTGGAGACAATCCAGAGCCGTGGTGTGAAGAAGGACAATGGATATGCATTGGCCGCTATGCGGGGTCTAGGTTCAAGATTGACGGTGGCGAGGTACGCATCATCAACGATGATGAGGTAATTGCCACAATTCTTGAGCCAGAAGATATTAAACAGGTTTAAGGGGTTTGTTATGAATCAGGTTGCTGAAAAACAAGTTGAAGATCAAGAGGATGAAAATGTTGAAGTCACTCTTGAAGAGAACTCAGATCAAGAGAATCCTGAAGAGGCTGTTCAGGCAGACGGTGAAGAACTTGATGAGTATAGTCAACGAGTTCAAAAGAGAATTAAGAACCTTACGGAACGCTATCGCAAGGAAGAGCGAGACCGTGAAGAAGCTGTTCGTATCGCTCAGACGATAAAAAACGAAAATGATCAGCTAAAAGAACGCCTTAAAAACCTAGATACTGGGTATCTCAGCGAATATGGGTCGCGTTTGGAGTCTCAGCTCAGTCAGGCCAAAGCCGCGTATAAAGAAGCGCATGATCGCGGCGATGTGGACTCCATGTTTGAAGCGCAACAGGCTTTGTCCAAGATTGCGATTGAACAAGAACGCTATCGTCTTGCGAAACAGCGTCAAGAAAAGGTTCAGGTCCAGCAACCAGAGGGCGGTCAGCCTGTTCAACAGCCTGTCCAGCAACAACAGCCAGCCGCTGCGAAGCCAGATCCAAAGGCACAAGGGTGGGCAGAGAAAAACGAGTGGTTTGGTCAAGACGAGGTCATGACTTATGCCGCATTTGGGATTCATCGCAGGCTTGTCGAGGAAGAAGGGTTTGACCCTCAGAGCGATGACTATTATGATGAAATAGATCGGCGTATGAGAACGGAGTTTCCAAACAAGTTCTCTGCCCGTAAAAACGGGGGAAGTAACAGGGTCGCCTCTGCTGATACTTCCGCTTCCCGCAGCACAAAGCAGGGGCGCAGGACGGTCAAGTTAACACCATCGCAAATAGCTATTGCTAAGAAACTTGGCGTTCCTCTTGAAGAATACGCTAAGTATGTGAAGGAGTAGAACATGAGCGATAGAGTTTCAAGATCGTCACAAACACGCGACAAACAATCGCGCCGCAAACCATGGCAACCACCTAGCCGACTGGATGCTCCTGCACCGCCTGATGGATACAGGCATCGTTGGATCCGTACAGCACTTAGAGGCGACGACGACAAGATGAACGTCCATGCGAAACTTCGCGAAGGATGGGAACCCGTCAGAGCTGATGAGTATGCCGGATCTGATTATGCCACTGTTGAAGAGGGTAAGTACGAAGGAGTTATTGGTAACGGTGGGTTGATGTTAGCCCGTATACCTGAAGAGACAGCGCAGGAAAGAACCGATTACTATCGAGGCCGGACTCGCGAACAAATGACTGCTGTTGACCAGGACTTGATGAAGGATCAGCATCCTTCGATGCCTATTACTAATAATAGGCAAAGTCGTGTAACCTTCGGAGGTCGCGGGAGCGATTCTTCCGAATAGCTTGATAAGGAGCAAAACCCATGGCAAACGCTAATGGTTCATTTGGCCTCCGCCCTGTTTCTAAACTGGGGCAGAACGTCAATTCAACCGGTGCGTCTGGGTACACACTCTATGAGATTGCCAATGGCAACACCAACGCTATTTACCAAGGTTCTCCGGTTATTCCTCTGTCCACAGGTTTTATTGACATTGTGGGAGCGGCAGCTGGTGGAACTGTAGGTTTGCTTGGTGTCTTCAACGGCTGTGAGTATGTGTCCTCGACCACTGGCGAGAAAATCTTCTCAAACTACTGGCCTGGCTCTGGTGCGGATTCTAATCATCCCATCAAGGCTTTCGTATATGATGATCCGATGCAGATGTACGCCATCGCATCTGATGCATCATTGACCAGCGAGGCGACCATGCGTGGTCATGTCTTTGCGAATGCTAACTTCTCTAGCGGCACTTCTGGTTCTACCACTACAGGTAAATCCTCTGCTGCTCTGGCTGTTAGCACGATTGCAACCACGAATACGCTGAATCTGCGTATCATGGGTTGGCAGGAAGATCCTGAGAATCAGGACTTCACCGCAGCTGGTATCCCTGTAATCGTGCGTCTGAACAACCACTTCAACAGTGCCAATGGCGCTATTGCAGGTGGCACTGTTTCGACTACCGGCGTATAAGGAGGCACAGTAATGGCTATTTCTCGCGCACAACTGGCGAAAGAGCTGGAACCTGGTCTCAATGCCCTCTTTGGCATGGAATACAGCCGGTACGAAAACCAGCACGCCGAAATCTACACCACCGAGTCCTCAGATCGAGCATTTGAGGAAGAAGTTATGTTGAGTGGCTTTGGCGCCGCCCCGACTAAGTCGGAAGGTTCCGCCGTCAATTTTGACGATGCCAACGAAGCATATACTGCTCGGTACAACCACGAAACCATTGCACTGGCATTTTCGATCACAGAAGAAGCTGTGGAAGACAATCTTTATGATCGTCTGTCCTCTCGCTACACTCGTGCTCTTGCTCGTTCAATGGCTCACACTAAGCAGGTTAAGGCTGCATCTGTTCTTAACAATGCCTTCGACAGCACCGTAACTGGTGGCGACGGTAAAGAACTTTGTGCAACCGATCACCCGCTGACTAACGGTGGCACCTTCGCTAACGAGCCAAGCACTGCTGCTGATCTGAACGAAACCTCTCTTGAGGACGCTCTGATTAGCATCGCTGGGTTTGTTGACGAGCGTGGTCTGAAGGTCGCTCTTCGTGGCACTAAGCTGATCGTTCCACGGCAGCTTCAGTTCGTTGCAGAGCGTCTGATGGTATCTAACCTCCGTGTTGGAACCGCAGACAATGATGTTAACGCCATCCGTTCGATGGGAATGCTCCCTGACGGTTATGCCGTCAATGACTTCCTGACGGATTCGGATGCGTTTTTCCTCATGACTGACGCACCTCGTGGTTTCATCCACTTTGATCGTGTGCCGCTTTCCACTCAGATGGAAGCAGACTTTGACACTGGCAACATGCGGTTCAAGGCTCGTGAGCGTTACAGCTTCGGCTTCTCTGATCCGCGTTGCGTGTTTGGTTCTCCAGGCGCATAAAAATCCTAGTCCTCCAACTAGGCGAAAGGGCGGCTTCACAGTCGCCCTTTTTTTTGTTACATTCTTAGAACCTTACGGATGTAAGTTTCCTCCCTAAACTCGGAGCCGTGCAATTTGCGGCTCCGCCTTTTTTGGTGTACACTGTCTTTGGGCGTAACATTAGCTTTGTAGACAGGACCCTGCCCACCTGACATTGCACGGACTACAAAGCAAAACCTTGTGCAAGGGGTGCTAATATGGCTTCTACCACTTTTTCAGGTCCTGTGACCTCCACTGCCGGTTTCATTTCGGGATCGGATTCTCTTGTATCTGTAGCTGCTGATGTAACATTGACCTCTGCTTCTAATGCAGGTCGGACAATGGTCTTGGGCGTAGCAAGCGGCGCGACTGTTACTCTTCCTGCGGCTAGCGGGACAGGTAACATCTACAGATTTTTTGTAGCAACCACCGTTACTTCAAATAACTACATCATTCAAGTTGCCAACGGTGACGACACCATGGCTGGTGTAGCGATTGTTGCTAACGACTCAGACAATTCTGCATCCATCTTTGAAACTGCCGCAACGAGCGATACGATTACTCTAAATGGTACGACTACTGGCGGTCTTCTTGGTGCCACGGCTGAAATCCAAGATGTAGCGTCAAATGTGTTCTCCGTCGTTCTTCGTGGTGCAGCAACAGGCACTGAGGCTACTCCTTTCTCTGCCGCTGTTTCGTAAGAGTCTTATCATGGGTAAGCTCAACGGCGGCAAAAAGCCTATCAAGAAGGTTGTGAAAACCGTCAAGAAGGCTGTGAAAAAGAAAGAGGGGTAACCAATGGCTGATGCAGTAACTTCACAGACGCTTTCTGATGGTCAAAAGACAGCGGTACTGAAATTTACCAACATCTCTGATGGTACTGGCGAGTCTGCTGTTACAAAAGTTGATGTGAGTGCTCTTCAGACGGATTCAGATGGCCGCACCTGTACGGGTGTGGTCATTGAACGAATCTGGTGGCAATGCATTGGGATGAAGGTGCAAATCTTATGGGATGCAACTTCAGATCAGTTTTGTATTGAACTAGGTGAGAACCAGAGTGGTAATCATGATTACACTGTATTCGGTGGGCTGACTAATAATGCCGGCTCCGGTAAGACAGGTGATCTGGCATTTACCACTGTGGGTCATACGTCTGGAGACACCTACACAATTATCCTCTACTTGCGTAAAGAATACAACTAGAGGGCACAAACATGTCTGTCTACGAGATAAGATCTATATCTCAAGTCGGCACAAGCGAACCGTTTGAGCTACAGGTCGCTCGTGGGCAGATTCCAGGGCATGAGACTATTTTTAAGTTTGGCTACAACGATTCTGTTGGAGATACTACGGAGACTATTTGGGAACAAGGCGGTTTATACGCTTATCCCGCATCAGCCACGGTAATGACCGTATCAAGCAGTTCAGTTAATGACACTGCCGCAGGTACGGGCGCAAGAACAGTGGAAGTTTTTGGCCTAGACGCTGATTACAACGAAATAAACGAAGTTGTCACATTGAATGGGCAAACAGCAGTTAACACCACAAAGTCGTACCTCCGCATAAATCGTGGTATTGTTCGCAGTGCAGGTAGTGGTGGCGCAAACGCTGGTGTAATTTACGCAGGAACAGGCACAGTAACCTCTGGAGTTCCTGCCAATATTTACCTCACTATAAACGGTGACGGTGACAACCAAACATTGATGGGTCTTTGGACAGTCCCCGCAGGATATACGGCGTTTCTTACAAAGATGGCTTTATCCACAGGTACAGCAACTCAGACACCTGCTATTCTGAATGCTAGTCTTGTTGCTAGGCCATACGGAGAAGTCTTTCAGATAAAAGAAAGATTTACTCTGACAGATGGCGCACACGAACAGTTATATACTTTCCCTTTAAGGTTTACTGAAAAAACAGACTTGGAGATGAGGGCGTTTTCCTCTTCTGGGTCTGTTAGCTTTAATGTTTCCGCGTCAATGGAATTTATTTACATAAAAAATCAGGGAGGCTTGTAATGGCTCGTGCTCCTAAGAAAATGCCGGCGCGAAACAAGAAGAACTTCCGATCTACAGAGTCTGGCGCGGGTATGACCAAGGCTGGAGTCAAGGCATACCGTCGAGCCAATCCTGGTTCAAAGCTGAAGACCGCTGTTACGGGCAAGGTAAAGAAAGGCTCAAAGGCAGCAAAACGCCGTGCATCATACTGTAGCCGTTCAAAAGGCCAGATGAAGATGCATAACATCAACTGTAAGAAAACGCCCAAGAAGCGTATTTGTGCGGCTCGTCGGAGATGGAAATGCTAAACAAGATTCTTGTTGGAGTTATTGGTTTCTTTTCCACTTTGTCGGTTGGATTTATCGGCTGGGTAGGAATCAGCATTGTTGATTTGAAAACAGAACTTGCGGAGACTCACGGCAAAGTCGCTGCAAATTATGAAATGATCAAACCTATGTGGCAGGCGTTTATAGCGGAGAATGGCAATGGCGATATCGCGCAGGTCTACCGCCAAGCAAACGACTAAGGGGGCTAAAGTGGCTAAAGATGCATGTTACCGAAAGGTTAAAGCAAGATATAAGGTTTTTCCATCGGCGTATGCTTCGGGCGCGATTGCTAAATGCCGAAAGGTGGGAGCCAAAAACTGGGGAACTGGAGGAAAGAGTAAGAAGTCTAAGAAAAAGACTGGCTCTTCTAAACGCAGAGGTAAGACCTATTGATGCGAGTTCCAGAGACAAAACCGAAGCGCAAGTTTCGAGGCAAGCAGATCAAGGGCACCGCAGTGGCGAGGGGTTGCGGGTGCGTTTTGCCCAAAAAGCGTAAACGCACCAAAGGTTCGGTGGAGCAATCATAATGGCTGTGCGTAAAACTAAAAAAGGTTTAGCTCTAAAGCGTTGGTTTAAAGAAGACTGGAAGGACGTTCGTACTGGTAAGCCGTGCGGTAGGAAGAAGGGCGAAAAACGTGGTGTTCCTTATTGTCGCCCATCTAAGCGGATATCATCCAAGACGCCAAAAACGTCCAAAGAATTGTCTGCGAAAGAAAAAACAAGTAGGATTTCTCAGAAGAAGCGTTTGGGTCAACCGGCTGGTAAGCCTCGTCGCGTTAAGGCGGTTAGAAGGAAAAAGAAATGAAGAAGCGTATGAAGAAGGGTTATATGGGCGGCGGCATGGTCAGCCCACGCAAAGAGATGGCAATGGGTTACCAGATGGGTGGCTCCGTTGCTGGCGATGTGCGCCGAGCCGTAGACATGGCACAAACCATTGGCGATGCGATGGCGCAAGCGGTTGCAAAGCCGCGTGGTAATGTGACTGGTATGAATGCCAATCGCATGGATCGCATGATGGGTACTTCCCGCAGGCCAATGTCAAGCGGTGGTATGCGTCCTCCGATGCGTAAGGGCACTCTTGTGTAATGAGGCAGTTGTTAGAGGAATGGATACTGGGCGAATTATCCATTCCTAATCAAGAAACAAACGGGCTTCCTCTCTGTCCATACGCTCAGAAGGCTTGGGTTGATGACGAGGTGAAGGTCACTTGGCAGGACAGTTCGCTTTGGAAGAATGTCTTTGACGAAGTAGACAACTTTGACGATTCACATAGGGTCGTCATTTGTGTTCGAGAAGAGGGTGAACAGTCATATGAAGAGCTGGAGCACTATTGCTTTGCTCTGAATGCAATGTTTGCTCATCAGGGCAGAGATATTTGGCTCTTGGCGTTTTTGACAGGTGACTACACAATGATCTTTATACAGCGTCTGTCTCATCTGGATAGTGCTGCGGCTTGGTTGGAAAAACTGGGATACTACAAGAACTACGACCCTGAAGATTACAACAGACTCATCGCGGCAAGGCGATCTTGGAGAAAGTACGATGAAGAAAAAACCTATGCGTAAGATGCGTGGTGGTGGCATGGTTGCTAAGAAGCAACCCGTAAAAATGATGCGTGGCGGTATGGTCGCGAAAAAACGTCCCGTGAAGATGATGCGTGGCGGCAGAGTTAAAGGTAAGAAGTAATGGCAACTTCAGGTTCAAGGGATTTTGACCTTGATGTAGCAGAAATCATTGAGGAAGCGTATGAGCGGTGCGGCATTGAGATCCGCACGGGCTATGACGCTCGTTCTGCGCGACGTTCTTTGAACCTGATGTTTGCGGATTGGGCTAATCGCGGTGTTAATCTGTGGACGGTTCAGCAAGGCACTTTAACACTAACAAGTGGCACTGCCACATATAACTCTTCCAATGGCTTGGCTTCGCCAATGGCAGACATTCTTGAGGTGGCGTTACGGCGTTCAGGAACGGACTATGAAATCGACCGTTTGAGTCGCGGTGAATACTTGAACATTCCCACAAAAACGACTCAAGGCAGGCCCAGCCAGTTTTACTTTAACCGGCAGGTAAGCCCAGAGGTTACTTTGTGGCCTACGCCCGAAAATAGCACAGATCAGCTTGTGTATTATTACATCACGCGGATTCAGGACGCGGATGCATTGGTAAATACGACTGATGCACCTTTCCGGTTCTTGCCATGTATGGTGGCCGGTTTGGCGTACTACCTGTCTTTGAAGAAGCGTCCAGAACTCACACAGCTCTTAAAAGTTGTTTATGAGGAAGAGTTCCAGCGTGCAGCGGATGAAGATGAAGATCGTGTATCACTGAAATTGACACCTGATATTCAGTATCTGAGGGTCTAATGGCTAGATATGCGTCAGGCAAAGATGCGTATGGTATCTCAGACAGAACCGGTTTTAGGTTTCGTTTGAGGGACATGCGTAAAGAATGGAACGGTTTGCTTGTCGGCCCAGACGAATATGAGCCAAAGCATCCGCAGTTAGAGTCTCCTAGAGTAGGAGCAGATCCGCAGGCACTGCGCGATCCGCGCCCAGATCAGGGGGAGACTCTAAAAGTGTTTGTGGATCAGAACACGGTAGAGACACCGGATGCTGTACCACTACGGATGATAGGGCAAGTCGGTTCAGTTACGGTGACAGTATAATGGCATTTACTTATACACAGCTTAAACAAGCTATACAGGACTATACGGAAAACGACGAGGCGACCTTTGTAAGCAACCTTGATGTGTTCATTCGTCTTGCGGAAGAGCGGATATTGAAGTCTGTGCAGTTGAATCTGTTTCAGAAAAATGTTTCTGGCACCATGACTTCTGGAAACAAGTTTTTAACATGCCCCACTGATTTTCTGGCGCCCATGTCGCTTAGTTTTACAAACGGCGCCGGCAACGAGGTTTTCCTCTTGTTCAAGGATCTGGACTATGTTCAGACATATACACCGGATCCAGCCACGACTGGCGCTCCAATCTATTACGCTCAATTTGATGTGGATAACTTCTTGTTGGGTCCTACGCCTGACGCAAGTTACACCACGGTTCTCCATTATCTTTATCGTCCGACAAGTTTAACTAACCTTAGTCTTGGACAAGATACCACATGGCTTAGTGAGAACGCTGAAATCGCGTTGCTCTATGGAAGCCTGATTGAAGCATATGTGTTTATGAAGGGTGAGCAAGATGTGTTGGCCGCTTATAATGCTAGGTTTGGCGAGGCTTTATCTCGATTAAAGAACTTTGGCGAGGCCTTGGAAGTGTCTGATGGGTATCGTACAGGGCAAATCAGGAGGCCTAAGACCTAATGTTGAAGGCATCAATCGACCTACCGGAGGACTTTTCGGTAACCGTTCAAACCACCAACAATCGAGGCTTTACGCCTGAAGAGGTGGCGGAACGCTGTGTAGATCGTCTGATCAATGTGTCTGATCAGGCGCACCCAGGCATCCGTGAACAGGCACATGCTTATCGTAGGCAGATGCTAGCGGTTGTGGCTTTTTACATGCGAGAGGCAGTGAAAAGTGATAGAACTACGATACATAACGCCCTATCAGAGGCAGGTTACAAGGAACTTGCTGAACAAATAAGGAGACTGTGACATGGCATTTACGGGCAATTTTATGTGTACGAGCTTCAAAAAAGAGTTACTTGAAGCTGTTCACAACTTTAAACTTTCGGGCGGCAGCACGTTTAATTTAGCGCTATATGACAATAACGCTTCATTTACTGCGGCTACGACTGCATATACCGCGACGAATGAAGTATCCGGCACCGGTTATACGGCAAAAGGCGCGGCGCTTACGCGAGTGGATCCTACTACAAGTGGCACCACGGCGTTTACAGATTTTGCTGATCTGACATTTAGCACGGCAACGATCACTGCTCGTGGCGCGTTGATCTTTAACGATACTGCTAGTGGCGATCCATCGGTTGTGGTTCTTGATTTCGGTGCGGACAAAACGTCCACAGCGGGTGATTTTACTATCGTATTTCCCACGGCTGACGCGAGTAACGCAATCATTCGGATTGCCTAATGGCTGACGCAATCGTTCCAATAGGCGGCTGGGGTCGCTCTGGTTGGGGCGAAGGCCCGTGGGGACAAAGCGGGTTTCCTTTTGCTACGGCGTCTGTTGGATCCGTCACAGTCACAGCAGACGCTAATGCTCCGGTAACTGGTCTTGAGGCCACCGCAGCAGTTGGTTCGGTTACCGTAACGGCTGCGGCCAATACTAGTGTCACTGGTTTGGAAGCCACGGGCGGCGTAGGCTCTGTAACAGCTACAGGCACCGCCAATGTTTCTCCGACTGGTCTAGCGGCCACAGGCGGCGTAGGCTCGGCCACAGTAACCGCAGATGCCAATCTATCCGTTACTGGTTTGGAAGCTACGGCGTCTGTTGGTTCCGTCACAGTAACCGCAGATGCAAATGTATCACCCACTGGGCTGGAAGCCACCGGCGCAGTTGGAGAAGTTGCGGTAAGTATTTTTGTTTCCGTGGATGTAACGGGCGTCTCCGGCACAGCAGAGGTTGGAGAAGTTACGACAACCGCAGATGCAGATGTGTCGGTCACAGGTCTGGAAGCCACTGGTGGGGTCGGGACTGTGTTGGTTTGGGGCACTATTGTGCCAAATCAAAATGCGGGGTATAATCCGATTGCTCCTACGCAAACGCCGACATGGGGTGAAACGACTCCGGCGCAGACACCAAATTGGAATGATATAGCAGCGTGAGAGGCGATTTGAGTTATGGCGAGTACCTACACCACTAATCTTGGCATTGAGAAACCAGCTACTGGTGAACAGTCGGGCACCTGGGGCACCACGACAAATGTCAACTTTGACATTATTGATCAGGCCATTGGTGGGATTCAAGCTGTCACACTCTCCACAGCAGGATCTACTGGTTCTCCTAACACGCTTGATATCACTGATGGCGCTGTATCCGATGGCCGCAACAAGTATATCAGCTTTGTTGACGGTGGAGATCTTGGTGGTACGGCGTATGTTCAGCTCACACCAAACGATGCTGAAAAGGTTGTTTATGTTAGGAACAGCCTGTCTGGGTCACGTTCAATCCTTATCTTTCAAGGCACATATGACGCCTCTCGAGATCTTGAGATTCCGAATGGTAAGGATGTATTGATTAAGTTTAACGGTGGTGGCTCAACCGCGACTGTTACATATCTACAATCAGATGAATATTATGTTGGTAATACTCAGCTTGTTGGCGCAGTGGATGTTACAGGCGATCTGGACGTTGACAACATCAACATCAACGGCAACTCAATTACCAGCACAGACACGAATGGCGACATCGTTCTTGATCCGAATGGCTCCGGCAAGGTGGACATCAACGGCAATCTGGATGTAGACGGCGGCACGATTAAGCTGGACGGTAACTATCCGACAGGCACAGGCAACGTGGCGTTGGGTGATGCGGCGCTGGATGATGGTAGTCTGTCGGGCAACTACAATACGGCAGTCGGTGCTAATGCGTTAACTGCAAACACCACCGCCAGCAACAACACAGCAGTTGGGTATGTCAGCCTTACATCCAACACTACTGGCACAAACAACGTGGCACTAGGTAGTAACTCGCTTCAGCCAAACACAACAGGCGACGCCAACACTGCTTTAGGCAAGGGTGCTTCTGCAAGCAACACCACAGGAAGCAATAATACTTCTGTAGGATTTGAGGCTCTAGTCTCCAACACCACCGCATCTAACAACACAGCCGTTGGGTATCAAGCTGGGTATAGTAATACTACTGGTGTAGCCATTGCAGCGTTTGGCTTTAGCGCACTTAAGGATAATACCACAGGAGGCAGCAACACTGCCCTTGGTTAT